GATGCAGAGAAGGAAGCCAAAGCACTACGGAAGGAACACGGTAAGGTTGAGGTATCCGTCAATTCTGAGAACCTGGACTGATGATAACGACGGCCCCTCTATAATAAGGTAGGGTAACAACCTTAGATTTAATAATACACAGTGATAACAACGGGTTGCGCTAATAGCTAAGTTTACCGACTATATCATATCAGACTTAGATTATAAGACTATAAGCGAAACGAAGACCCCTACCCCCCGGTTTTCAATTCGCTGTTATATAGTAACATAGCGCCACAAATTTTTCTTACCAAAAGGCTTTTAGGACTTTGCATAAAAGACCTTGACTTTAGGACTTTGCATATGATACCTTTAGAAAGAAAGGGGGTATCATGGATAAAATTAATAGTTCGGGGATAGGCGACGAGATTTTCAAACTTTGGGATGAGGGTTTCAGTGGCGACAAGATTGCGGTAATGACGGGTGGTGTGGTAAGTGGTCGGAGTATAATTCGATTTTTGAACCGTAACGGTATATCGACGGATTACACAAGAAGGGCGGTCAAGTGTCACCAGTGCGGTGTTGAGTTTGAGAAAGCGCGTCATTGTTTTAGGAAGTCGAGGTTGCATTTTTGTTCGATGCCGTGTTATTGGAAGCACTTAAAGAATCCTGAGTACATTCGTTCTGTTTACGGCAGTCGGATGGCAAGGAAGGTTATTCGAGAGTGCGGGCACATGATTTCGGCAGAGCAAGTTGTGCATCACATTGATTCTAATGCGAATAACAACGATCCTAATAATTTAATGGTGTTTGCAGATCAGGGTGATCACATCCGTTGGCACCGAAATGGTGGCAGCGATAGCGGTGTGGTTCCTGTTTGGCCGGAAAGAGATCGTTTTATCAAGTTAAAGGGGGTTCCTGAATTAAGTAGTTCTGGTTTAAGCGAAATTCCAAGGGTAGAAAGTGTTGCACAGATAAGTGAGTCTGACAAGAGGATGTTGGAAGCAGCGCAGGAAACGGTTCGTGAGAAGTATAAGCGTTTAAATCCTAAAGAGCGTTGTATGACGTGTCAGAAGTTTAACCGGGATTGTATTTGTAAATAATTTTTTATTTATAAAAGGATTCCGCCACCGACGGGTAGCGGTTTAAGACAATAATTTAAGGGACTTCGGGGTTACCCCGCTCGGAGTCCCTTTTTTATTGTGTGAAAACATGGATCAGACATCAGAACTCATAAAAGTTTACGCCAAGTACATTTTCAACCCGTTTAATTTTGTGTATTTTCAATACCCTTGGGGTCAGAAGGGTACAGCGATGCACGAAGCCGACGGGCCTGATTACTGGCAGCGGTCTGTTCTTTTAAAATACGAGGAAGAAATGCTGGCGCGGTTGGACGGCACAAAGACGGGTGCGATTAGAATCGCGGTTCGTTCCGGCCATGGTATCGGAAAAGGAGCGTTGTCTTCGTGGCTGATTGATCATTTCATCACAACCAGAACAAATCCCCAGATTGTTGTCACTGCAAATACAAAACCTCAGTTGGAGACTAAAACCTGGCGAGAATTAGCCAAGTGGACCGGGGTGTCTAAGAATTCCTACTGGTTTAAGCACACGGCGACCGCTCATTATTATGTTTTAGATCCTGCCATGGAGTTTACGTGGAGGGCGAACGCAATCCCCTGGAATAAAGACAGAAGTGAGGCGTTTGCCGGTACTCATGATAGAAGTGTGTTCTTATTAATGGATGAGGCGTCTGCGATTGACAAGGTTATCTGGGAGGTTTCAGAAGGTGCGATGACCACCGAGCAATGTGTGCATTTCGCTTTGGGTAATCCGACATTAGCCACCGGAGCGTTTAACGACTGTTTTGAGAGTGATTGTGGTGAGTTATTCGCGTTTGAGGGTCCGACTGACATAGACGGGATGCTCACGGGAGATCCCAAATGTGTAAAGATAAAAGACGGTCCTGGGAGGTGGATTTGCTTTGAGGTGGATTCTAGGTTCGCAAAGATGTCAAATAAGGATGAAGTTCGGGGTCAGATTTCTCGTTACGGAATAGATTCTGATTTCTGTCGTGTGCGGGTCAGGGGAAAACCTCCCCGTGGGTCCACTCTTATTTTAATCTCACCTTATTTATATGAGGAAAGTTCTCAGAGGGACGTTGTGGAAAGGGATTTTTACTCAGAGCCTAAGATTATGGGCGTTGACCCTTCAGAGGGTGGTACGGACGTTGCGTGCATCGCTCGTCGTCAAGGATTGGCGACTTTCCCGTTTAAGACGTTTTCTACCCGTCCAGAGAGGTTAGCCGAGATTGTCATTAGAGAAATCGAAGATTGGAAGCCGGATGCTGTTTTTGTCGATGAGACTGGCGCCGGCAACACCGTGATGTATATTTTAAACCAGCGAGGCTACTCAGGAATCTTGTACGGTGTCCGGGGGGGCAACAGAAGTTACGAGCCGCAGAACTATTACAATTTAAGAACCGAAGAATACTGCCTATTAAAAGATTGGATGGAAAAAGGCGGGGGGCTTCCAAAGGATTTAGAGCTAAAAGAGGAACTTTGCATCCACGAATGTGCCTTGAACCTAAAAGATCAGTACCAGTTGCAGGATAAAAGAGAGGTTAAGAAAAATCTGGGCCGAAGCCCGAACAAAGCCGATGCTTTGGCTTTAACCTTCGCCGGCCCGGTGAACACTACAGAACAGATGCGGGGCAAGGTGTCTTCTTATAAAACCGATTACGATGAATTAAGTTACGGACAATAAGCCCGTACAAGGGGGTGCGGGGATATGACCGGGTGAAACCGCTCGTATCGCATGTGTGATCGCAGCTTACCTTTCCCGGCTGTGATTGCAGCCTCCTTTCACCGCCGGGCGGTGGTGAACCCCTCTCCGCCGCCCGGCAATATAAAGGATTAAGATGAAATTTCATTTAAAGGTTCACAGCATTGTAGGTGTGATGGGTGGCGGTGCCGGTCCGATTGGAGCGGCCGCCGGAACAGTTGGTATGGGTGCGGCTGGAATTAACGGTCCGGGTGCTTTTGGATTAACCCCGCTTGAGGCGCTTGAATATGGCGGTCTTATCGGGTTGATTGCCGCCAGCCTTCCCGGTGGTATAATTGGTGGCATGGGGGGGTATTTGTCCGGATTTGCCAAGGGAGATTCCAGCCCGGCTTTCGGAACGGGCGTAAGTGGGCCTGGTGGCAGCCCCGGAGTAGGTGGCGGACCTGCTGCGTTTACAGGGTCTACTTTAGTGCAACGGGCATTAACCGTACCTGCGGCGGCTGCGCCTGTACTTGCGAAACCACCCGTGGCAAAGCCCAAGGCTCCTGTGAAAAAACGAACCGGCCGTCAGGAAACTATCTTAACCGGCGGGTTGTCTGAGGGTACGACCTTTAAACCAACTCTATTAGGACAGTGATATGGCAGAACTAACTCCTATAAAGAAAAAAGCGGCCAGGCTAAAAGAACTCGAACTCGACCGGGAAACCTTCTTAGACGAGGCCAAGGAAATCACAGAATACATCCTGCCTCAGAAGGGGTTGTACTTGGCTTCCGGTGAAAAGCCGAACAAGAAAAAGGGTAGGTTTGCCAAAATCATCAACCCCACGGCGTCTGAGGACAACGATTTGCTGGCTTCCGGTATTCAAGGAGGGCTTTCTTCTCAGTCCCGGCCCTGGTTTCGCTTAGAAGCCTCTGACAAGTCGATTATGAGCCTTGAACACGTTCAGATCTGGCTTGATTACGTCCAGAACCAGATGAGGTCAGTTTTAGCCGGGTCGAACTTTTATTCCAAGATTCACGACTTTTACAACGATGAGGGCGGGTTTGGCAACGCGGTTATGATGTGCGAAGAAGACCCCAAGAAAGTTGTGAGGTTCACATTAGCCACCCCTGGTCAGTATTGCTTCGCTGAAGGCATAGACGGCACCATGGATACTTTGTATTTAAGATATCCCATGCGGGCTTTAAATGTCAAAAAACGCTGGCCGGGCACCTGTTCGGATTCTACCAAACAAAGTGCCGAGAAAAAACCTTTTGATTGGGTTCAAATCGTTCACGCAATCGAGCCTAATAACGATAGAAACCCCAATAAGATTGACAACCAGAACATGCCGTTTTCGTCCTGTTACTGGGAACACGCCAAAACCGATAAGTTTTTATCAAAGTCAGGATATAACGAACGACCGTTCGCAATCGGCAGGTGGAAGACTAACGATTCTGAAACATACGGCACGGGTCCGGGCCATACCGCCCTTGGATTGGTGAAAATGCTGCAATCCATGGAAAAATCATCTTTAAAGGCGATTCACAAAGAAGTTGACCCTCCCATGAGAATCCCGGTGAACTTAAAGGATGTAATGAACCTGCTTCCCGGCGGGGCAAATTTCATGCCTGTCAACGACCCACGGGACTCAATCGGTAAGTTATTTGATATGAACTTTAATTACCCGGCCGCTGAAGCTAAAATCGAGCAGATAGTGGGGGTGATTCACACAATATTTAAAAGAGACTTGTTTTTGTTAATTACTGATCGTCCCGAAATGACTGCAACTGAAGTTGTGGAACGCTCCCAGGAAAAGCTGATTATGATCGGGCCTGTCACTGAGCGTCAAATTCCTGACGTTTTGGAGCCGATGCTCTCACGTACCTTTAATATAATGGTACGATTCGGGATGATCCCTCCCCCTCCTGATGAATTAGCAGAGCAACCGATTCAGGTGGATTATATTTCGCTTTTAGCCCAGGCACAGAAAATGATGGGACTTCAGGGCATAAGATCCTATGTCGATATGGCAACTGCTGTTGAGACTTTAAAGGCATCGAGTCCCGACGGGGCGGTTAAGACAAATTCGGACTTCTTGCTTGACGAATACGCCCAGGGGCTTGCGTTGGCACCCCAGATTACACGTCCCGACGATCAAGCCGGTCAGTTCAGGCAACTTCAGCAGCAGTTAGCCCAACAGCAGCAACAGATAGAAATGCTCAAGCAAGGTTCTGAAGCTGTGAAAAACTTGGCAACCGCAGACGCGCAGGGTCAATAATGGA